CGACGGAACTCGACCAGCTCGGCGCGCAGGCTGGAATAATTCGCCTGGCGCACATCGCCGGTGACCAGATGATACGGCAAACCAAGCGAGGCCGAGATCGCCAGTAGGGTGCGATATTGAAACGCCTCATAGCCGCCGCCCACATCTGCGGGGCTGGAGAACTTGATATCCTCGCCGGGCAACAAAACCTGCAAGGTGCCGGGCTCGAGGCTAGCGATGCCGATACCTTCGCCGGTATCTTCCACTTCCCCCATCAACGCCTCTTCGGGCGCGTTCTTGGTGATGAATCCCGCAAACATCGCAGCGGTTTTCTTGCGGTCGAGCTCGGCGTCATCATATTGATCGAGCAGAAACAGCCGCACCATGGCCGGTGCCACATGCGGCAGGCCACGGATTTGCCCCGCATCGATGGGGCGGTAAATGTGCAGCACGTCCTCGGCGGGCACCCGCGTTGTGTCCGGAATGACGGTGCCCATGAACGGGCCGCCTCTGTCCGTGCTGTCGCCCGGGTGACGACGGCGGAAATGGTAGGCGACGCGGCGGCCAATCAGATCGAACTCGATACCACAGCGGATGGCATTACCATTGGCGGCGGTTTCGGTTTTTTCAAACGGCAGCATTTCCGATTGCAAAAGTTGCAACTGCATCGGCACCAGCAAGCCATCTTCAGCGCGGCGTGGCCGGATGCGAACGAAACATTCGCCAGCCACGAACATCTCGCGGGCAATCATCGCCTGCAGCCCATAGAAATCCGTCAGCCCGTCGGCATCCGCCTGATCGGTCCAGGCCAGCCACAGGCGTTGGATCGTGTCCCGAAGCTCCGGATCTTCGATCAGCGACGAGGGCTTGATCCCGTCGCCGACCAGATTGGCCGCATAGGCTTCGCAGGCATTGGCCGCGTAGCCATTGGTCACCACCAACTCGCGCGAACGTGCCAGCAGGCGCGGACCACCCGAAGCCACCAGCGAGTTGATGTTTTCCAGCGGCGGCTGCCAGCCGCGCAGGCGACGGCGCGACATTGCCCCTTCGAGGCGGGCACGCACACCGTTGGGGCCGCCAGTTCCCCGGCGGCGAAAGGCATCAAACAAGCCCATTACAATCCCTTACTGGTTGTCACACGCACCTGTCGGATCACCCTGCGACCCTCGAGCGCTGCAATCTCGCGGTCCAGCACATCGATGGCGCGGTCGATTTCCGCAAGGCTGCGGTATTCCACCGTCTTGCCGTCATAGCTGACCCGGGCCACGCCACTGGCACGCGAGGCCGCCAGCGCCTCGCGGCGGGTTTGCAGTTCTGCCAATGTGGTCATGTTGTTCCCTGATGTTAGTCATTGACATATAGGTCGCTGACACCTATCTAATGTCATGACCATTGTAACCGTTGTCGAAATGCCCGAATTCCAGCGCCGCGCCCGCGCAATCATGAGTGATGGCGAGCGTATGGAACTGATCGATTTCGTTGCGCGAAATCCCCCTCTCGGCAGATTGCTTCGCAATCGCCTGCCGGGCAGTGATGAGCGGCGTTTCCATTGGCGGTGGCGTTCGCAAGTTTCGGTTTGCGCGCGTAGGCAGCGGTAAAAGTGGCGGTTACCGGGTGATCCACGCCTTCAGCCCGGAAGACGGCACACCGGTCATATTGATCACGGTCTTCGCCAAGAACGAGAAGGCCAACCTGAGCAAGGCTGAAACCGAGGCCGTCAAAACCCTCGGCAAGGCCCTGACAGAAACCTACAGGAGCAAGTGATGAGCGACGCATTCAACAGCATCGAACAAGGCCTGAAAGAGGCTCTTGCCCACGCCAGGGGCAAAGGCCCGGCCACCATTCACGAGATCGACATTCCGGAACCCGATGTTCAGCTCATCCGTGCCAGCACCGGTCTTTCGCAGGCCGAGTTTGCGCGCAGTATCGGCGTGAAGAAGGGCACCCTCCTCAATTGGGAATACCGCCGTCGCCGCCCTGACGGACCGGCGCGGGTCCTGCTGGCCATGATCGCCAAGGACACTGAAATCGTGCAACGCACCCTGAACGATTGAAACTCTACCTCATGTAATTCGAGCGCACGGAACGGCGCTGGTTTGCGGGGCGGCTTTGTTGTGAGACTTTCACCGTGCCTGTGCCGACCTCGGCACCGGGAGCCGCGACCTGCCGCGCCAATTCATCCCATTGCTTGTCCGACCAACGGTCGGCCCCGAGGATCCACGCGGCCGCTCTTGCGTAAACCCGGCAATCGAGCGCCTCGTTGCGTTCGCGCAGCTTCTGCCATTCCAACCGCGCGAAGCCGCGCTTGTTGCGGACCGTCACCAGTTGTTCGGCAACGAGCTGCTTTAGCCATTCGCTGTCGATCCAGCCCGGCAGGTGCAGGGTTCCGGGTGGATAATCCGTTCCGGCCGCCAGTTCCTCCGGCGTTGGTCGTTCAAGACGCAAGAACCGGTAAGTCTCGGATTTGAAGGTCGAGACCGCCACCGTCCAGAGCCGCGCCCCACGCCGCAGACGTTTGCCTGCGATGGTCGCATCCACGAATGTCGGCCCCGACACGGGGCTGGCCCGATTGAACCCTTCCACCCCCTTCACCGGTGCCACCTGACCAGAGCCGACCTTGCGCGCCCAGCCATACACGGCCGGGGTTTCGTAGCCGGTATCAACGGCCAGCCGCGCGATGGTCATCTGGCTGCCATTGGCATGTTGCCATGTGCGCCCGAGTAAATCGGTGAGGCCATTCCAGCAAGCCTCCGATCCCGGACCGCCCTCGATGACGATGTGATCGATCAACCAACTTTCCAGCCCGCGTCCCCAGGCCCAGACATCCACCTCGATCCGATCTTTCTGCACATCTGCGCCCGCCGTCAGAAACAGAGCGTTTGCGGGCACAGTGCCTGCGGACCAATCTTCCTTGCGATCGAGCAGCCGCTGCCAATCCGGCGCTTCACCGGATTCCACCCAGGTTTCCCCGAGCGAGGTGTTGATGAATGTTTTCATTGTGTCGTCACCCCCGGCGCGGGCCGAGAGGAACGCTTTTGCCATTGCCTCCAGTCGGACCCAGGGCGAATAGATTTCGTTGAGGTGGAAACCGGCAATACCGGCAAAAGGCGCGCGCGCCTGCCAATGCCCTTTCCCGATGGCCGCCCAACGGGTCTCGTCTGTCCATGCTGCGTTACAGTGGATGCAGTGATACTTTGAGGTTTCCGGCCTATATGCCCCGCCCGCAGTCTTGTCCCATTTTACTTGCCCCCAGACCAGCACCTGCGGCTCACCACATTCGGGACACGGCACATGGTATTGCCGCTGGTCACTTTCCTCGTATGCTGCCTCGATCCGGCTTGCGCCCCTGTTGGTGGGCGTCGAGACCAGCACGATCTTGCGGTTCCAGAACGTCACGGTGCGCTTCTTGGCCAAGTTCACCGGATCCCCCTCGGCCCCGGCGCTGAACGGATAGCGATCGACCTCGTCGCACATCAGCAGCCGGATCGGGCGGCTGGCCAGCCCCGAGGGCGCATTGGCCCCGACGATGGTCAGGTGACCGCCCGGAAAGCGCTTGTGCAGGATCTTGTTGTTGCCATCCCGAGATTTTGGATCGGCGATCTTGCCGGTCAGGCACGGGGTGTCCCGCGCCATCGGCGAAAACCGGTCCTTCGACCAAGTCTCGGCATCCCGCTCGGTCGGCATCACCAGCATGATCGGAGCCGGATCCTGATCAATATGGTAGGCGACGGAATTGTTCAGCATCTCGGTCTTGTGGGTCGGGATCATCGCCCGCCCCGCGAGGTAAAGCCGGTTCGGGCTGTCCACCTGAATGCATCTGACCGGCACGCTCGGCACAGGCTCAATCGCGACGATGCGGCGGCGTTCGGTTTCCGTTGTTCGGCGGCCGATCCGACCCACCTGACGGCGTAATTTTCGCGATAGACGAAACACCGGCAAATCATCATATACCAAAAACGAAAATCGCCAGGCGCGGCGGCCAGGACGGCGCTCGCCATTTACAACTGCGAAAGGAATTCGATCCGTTACTGTGTATTTGATCCCGAGCGTGGCCAGAAGTTCACCAAAGCCATCCACCAAATTCGGATAGATGCTAACGAATTCACAACGGCCGTTTTTCCCGACATATCCGTCGCTATCCATCAGCCCTTGCAGCAACGCCAACCGCTGTTCTCTTGACGCCCGCAAATAAATCAACGGGATGTGTTTGCCGGTTTCCGGCGTCTTGCGCGACTTGATCAGACCAAGCATCAATAGTCGACGAAAGAACGAGACGGCGTCCTCGTTGACTGGGTCTCGGGGGTATCCGTGCAAGAACTTCATTGCCGATTGCCTGCCACATTCTGCGCATTGACCATTGCCGTGTCGGCCGAGAATATCCATGTCATGCCCTCTACGGCAGACATGCGCGGGCCATGGAAAAGACGGCGTCAGCGTAAGGATATGCGGAAAACGTTTGTCCTTCTCTGTGACCTCCACGTTCATGCCGCATGCTCGAAGGTGATCGGCGATTTCAAGGTCGTCACGATGCGCGGTGATCTGGGTGCCGTAGCTGTGCCCGTCGCCAAGCCAAACACCCAGAACATAGG